AAGCACGCCAGCAGACGTTTGATAAGGCTCAGCAGGCTGCCGCACGCGCACGCGATGAGATGCGTGACGCTGAGGATCGTGAGTTTGAGCGGTCACAGCAGCGTGCCGAGAAGGCGTTTGATAAGCAACTCAGTCTTGTCGAAGATGCTCTCGATACACGTCAGCAGCTAGAGGAAGACGCTCTAGAGGCCCAACAAAAAGCTGTTGAGAACGCACTAGATAAGGAACAGGAAGCACGACAGAACGCATTGGAAGCAGATCAGGAAGCAAGACAGAACGCTCTCGAACAAAGGCTTGAGGCTGAGAAGGCGGCACTCGAAGCTTCTCAGCAGATTCGTGAAGACGCACTCACTGAAGAACTCAACGCAGAGAAGCGTCTACGCGACTATCAACTTAAGTCGGATGAGATCACACGCGAAGCTGCGGAGGATCGTGCCAAGGCAGAGAAAGAATACCAAGAAGAAATCGCAATCGGTGTAAAGGGTTCGATTGCAGCAGCTCGACGCAAGCAGAAGCTCGATGCGATCCAGGAGAATGAGGACGAAGCACGTTCCAACCTGGATGTTAAGAAGCAGGAGGACGAAGCTGAGCTAGCGTTTGAGGAAGAGCAGCAGGCGAAGCTCGCAGCACTCAGGGCTGTATTTGCTGAGGAAACCGCCGCTCTTGAAGCTGCACAGCAGAGGGCCAAGCAAGAACAAGAGATTGCGTTTGAGCGTGAGACGCTTGATCTGAAGGCTCAGATCGAAGCCGAAACTCTTGCAATGCGGACACAGTTCGCGGCGCAAGAATTGGCGATGCGGCAGCGTCACGAGCAGGAGCAGGATCAGCTACACGAAGAACACGAACGTAAGCGTGACCAGTTCAGTGAGCAGCAAGAGAACGCTCGTCTAGCACGTCAGAAGCAACGCGCGGCAGAAGATCGTGCATTCGCTGAGGAACAGGAAGCAGCCAAGCAGAAGTTCATCGAGGAAGAGAACAAGAAGCAACTCGTAGCTACACGTCAGCGTGAGGATGAGGCGCGTGCCCGTAAGCGCACGCTAGACGACGCTGACCGTGAGTACCGTAAGATAGAAGATCAAAAGCGTGCTGATCTTCAGGAACAGTTAGATAACGAAGAGTACAACCGCCGCATCGATCAGATTAACGCCGAGCGCGATAAGAAGATCGAAGCGGTCAAGATTTCTCTTGCCGAGCAACAGGCCGCGATCCAAGCCCAGCTCGCACAAGAAATCGCTGATCTCAACGCCCAGCTAGAAGAGAAGATCACAACCATCAAGACGCAATACGTTGATCGTATGCAGGACTTGATGAAAGAGGGCGGCGAGAACATGAAGCCGATCATCGATAATATCGGCGAGCAGATGGAAGGTGCGTTCGACGGAGCTAGATCGTCTGTAGAGAATCTCACTAAGGCACTACAAGACGCACTCAAAGCTGCGAACGATGCGGCTAACGCCATCCGTAATATGCCTACCGCACCTAAGCAATCCGGTGGTGGCGGTGGAGGAGGTAGTAGTGCGCCGTTGCGTGAGGGTGGTAAGGCTGGCGAGACGGCAAGTGAAGTAGAGAACTACATCAAGAACACCGGCGGTACGCAAGCTGACGTTGACAAGGTACTGGGTAAGAAACAGTACGGTGGTATCGTAGACGGGCCGTTTGGTTCTCGTCAGCTAATCTGGGCACACGGCGGCGAACGTTTCGAGGGCATCGGCTCAGGTGGTGTTACGATGGCTGCGATCCGTGCAGCCGAATCAATGGCGCGTAGCGGTATCGGTGGTGGGGCCGCTACGACGAATAACTACAACTACAACGTCAACGCTAACTACGGTCGTGTTCAGACCGAAGGCTCTGTGCGGCTTGACCTGAGTGCGCTTGTCGCTATGACTTCGAGATAGCCATGTTTAAACTGGACGAGACAATCGTACTGCACACCAGCGACGGTCGTGTGTACCCGCTTCACACACCCCCTGCCCGAACCGTCTTACAAGACGAAGGCTTGGGGATGCCCCCTATTGAGTATGTGACCGACCGCGCACCGTTTCAGAACGGAGCCACGCTGCGTACGTTCAGCATTGCTCCGCGTGTGATCCAGCTCGTAATCATGCACAACTACTGTTCACGAGCAGACTATTGGGAAGGTCGTAACCAATTACTTAATATTTTGCGTCCGATGTCGTTTCCTAGCCCACCTCCCCCGTCTGTTTTGATTTATAACATGGGACGTGGTAGACGACGTGCGCTCTCTGTACATATTGAGAGTGGGCCAGGATTCTCACCTAAGGACGGGTGGCAGGAGTGGTCGTTCACAGAGGCGTTGAAGTTTGTTGCTTATGATCCTATCTGGTTTGATCCCTCGCGTAAGTCACAAACATTACTTCCGGTCGCTCCTACCACAGACCTTATATTCCCTGCCAGATTCCCTATCGTTTTCTCGGAATCAGCAGGGATGCTGTCACAGATTGACTACGGTGGTACGTGGATCGAATACCCCACCGTATCTGTGTCAGGGCCGATCACAGGTTTCTCGTTGGAGAACACAACGTTCGGTCAATCTATCGGCTTATCTGATCCTATACCGGAAGGTTACACTGTGACCTTTGAGCTGCACGGCATAAAGACTGTGACCGGCAGCGACGGTGCAAACTGGTTGAACAGAGTGGCTCCTGACAGCGAGCTAGCTACGTTCGCATTACGTCCCGCACCCGCCGCTCCAAACGGTGTGAACACGTTCCACATCGGCGGTACGGGCACGAACGCGCGGACGAATGTTGTAGTGTCGTACTTCGAGCGATACATAGGAATCTGAAGATGGTACAGATTAGTCGTTTCTGGGACGGCACTACGTTAGGCGATGCGACCGTTGCTCCATACGACGCTGGCACTGAGTTCAGCGAAGTTATGACCGCACTAGGCGGTGCGGCTGCTACCCCTAATAAGGGCGGCATTATCAAGAATACGCAGGGCGATCTTAGCATCAGCTCGCCGTCTGCTGGTACTGTCAGGATTGGGCCAGGCGAAGCTTTAGTTTACGGCGCTTGGTATAAATCAGATACGAATGTAGATCACACCTTCGCTGCCCCTGCCGCAGCTGCACGTACGGATCGTATTGTCCTACGTAAATCCTGGGGCACACAAACAGTAAGACAGGTTATCATCGCCGGCGCTGAGGGTGGAGGCGTTCCCGTACTACAGCAGGTTGTAGGCACCACATGGGATGTGCCTCTTGCTCAGATCGCCGTCGCTACGAACGGCACCATCACAATCACTGACCAGCGGAGCGAGCTGGGCGTCCCGCCAACGGATGTGATCCTCACCGACCCTACGATCCGTGATACGATCTTCTTCGGTGCGAAACCAGCAGGTATCGGGGATGCGCGGATCACACGCATTGCTGCCAATCATCTGGCGATGCCCAGTGAGAACTTCACTGTAGGTATCCTGAACATCGATGGCCCCATCGCTCAGGAACGTTTGCTCAAGTTTCAAACGAACGGCCTATCACGTTGGTTCTGGGGCATCGGGGCTAACGACACCGAGGGCGGTAGCAACGCAGGCGGCAACATGATCCTGCAACGCTACAACGATGCTGGGGCTGTGATCGGCCTGGCGATGAGCGTGTCCAGGGCGAGTGGTACGGTGTCGTTTAGTGGTGCGCCTGGCATCACGGCTCCCGGTACACTTACTATCCAGCCCGGTTCTTCTCTGGTGCTCAGCTCACAAGCGGGCGGGAGTGTGCAGTTCTCTCCGAGCAGCACGTACATTCACCCCGCCACAGACGCAGCTACGTACAACGGCCACCCCTCGTACCGTTGGGCACACATCTACGCGGTCAACGCTACGTTCAGCTCGTTGAGCTTGGGCAGCGACATGAGCCATACTGGTGGCTCTCGCTCTATCTGGTACAACTCAGCTAATAGTGCGTGGTACGCACATCTGTACGCTTCTGACGGCTACTTCCGTTTGCAGTACAACGGTACTAATACTGCGTTCGCCGTCGATACTGCTGGTGCGTTGTACACCACGACACTCAGTGCGTCTACGCAAGTTAATACATCGTCTATCGTGTCGGGAGGTAACATCTCGCTGAACGCACCAGGCGCGTATGTGCATCCTGCTGCACACGCTGCGTATCATCTTGGACACCCCTCGCTCTCGTGGGTGAACGTGTACGCCGCTACGATTAACTCGTATTCGACGCTCACGCTCAACCCTGCTGCTGGTGGCACAATGCAGATCAACGGTGGGTTTATCAATCTCGTATCGACTGGTGCTGTGGGTCTAGATACTGGCCCCGCTACGCTCAACTTTTTCGCACCTAACGTCGATAACAAGGTGATCCTTGGTAGCGTAGCTGGCGGTCGGTGGTCACAGCTTGTCGCAGCCAACGGCTCGATCAATACGTGTCGCGCGGAAGAGAAGCTGATTATCAACGAGGTTGACGGTCAGTGGGCGCTTGAGGCGATCCTGAATACGCCCATTAAGCTGTTCCGTCCGAAGAACTATCTCGATGAAGTGGACGATACACTACTGATGGCGGGTATCGTGGACGACTGTGCTGATCCACGTATGCAGATCGGTAAGGGTTCTCAGACGAGCGCAGGTCACCAGGCTGCGTTGTCTATGGCCGGTATCCAGAGGCTCCACGCTCGGCTTGCGGAGCTAGAAAGAGAAGTCGAATGGCTCAAGAACAATCACCCCCTCCAGTAGCAGACCCTCCCGCAGAGCCACTACCGATACCTCCTGTATCGCCTGATGTCGCACGTCCAAATGCGCTCTTTACGTTCAGTAGCGCAGCTAACGCTATAACCATATCGGGTACTGCACTACGGCAGGCGAAGACCAGTAGTGAGCCGTGGGCTGACGAATACTGGAACGCGAGCGGCTACGACAAAGCAACCGTCACAGCAGCTCTCGATAGGTTGATCGAAGCGTCTGAGGCATTCGCGGCCGAACATAACGCAGACATCGAGATTCTCAGGAATCAAACGTAATGACTGACATCAAGACGGAAGACATCAAAAAAGTCCCGGCAACGACTTTGCCGAGACTTCGTGATGAGTGGCAGCGTGCGGTTGGCGCTGCACAGGCCGCCGAGGCGTCGAAGCAGGTAGCTCAGGGTATGTTCACAGCGTACCAGCAGCGCCTTGCTACGGTGCTAGAGATGTTGGGCCTCGACCCTAATCAGCAGTGGTACGTGGACTTCAATACCGGTGTGATTAGCGATAAAGACCCCTCAGCCGGCCAGCAGAACGGTGTGAACGGCGCTATGCCTCAGCTCGGAAGCTGATCCCGTCGAGCGACACATAGCTCGTAGCTTCACGAATCACCACGTCACCATCAGCCTGCACTTCTGCGATGGCATAGGTCGGTACGCCATACACCAGTGCTGATAATGGCCGGTTACCAGTAGAAAGAGTGAACAGCGTCATGGGGAGTGTGACCGAACCCATGCTCGCTGTGCCACGCAGATGTACGACGTTGCTACCATCACGCCAATAACTGACCTGCTGATACGACGCTACAGGTGCCCACCCACTAGGTAAGGTCGGTGTGACCGGATCGGTGCCAGGATCGGGTGTAGGCCCAGGCCCAGCTCCAGCAGGTACTTCTCGGTTCTCTACTATTCTTAACCGCCGGTCTAAGTTCTGCACCATCTTGGTGAACGCTTTGATGGGGAATAGAAGATCAGTCGGTATCAGGGCCATCGTGTTCACCTTTCGGGTCGGCTTCGTTGGGGATGAACTTTCTATACTGCTTCCACCCGATGAAGTTTCCCCAACGTGCAGGGACAGGTAGACACTGAGCGGTGTGCTCAAACGGAGACATGTGACCGTTCTGGATCAGACGATCTGCCAGCTCGATGTCTTTCGCTAGGTCGCGTCTGTCCTGATTAAGATAGCTCACACGCGCACATCGCGCCGCTGATACGCTCGCTGCCGTCATGGTGGCGAGCGTTTCTTTTTCTTCGTCTTCTACGTACGGCAGGTGCCAGTCAGGATAGTGCATACGAACAGGAGTGGATGCATCTAGTTCGTGTTCGATTAAGAGTGCCAGCTTCCTGAATTCTGGCTGTGCGTCTGCTTGTGTACGTAGGTGTAGGAAGTTGTTCCAGTCTGTAGCTGTGATAACCGCCGTGTGCCACATGAACGGCTCAAGCAAGCGGTTCGTTATTTGCTTGTGAACGCCCAGGCCAAGTAATTGTACAGACGCCTCTACCGCGTCGTTTCTGGCCCTTAACCAGATTTCTGCCGCTTTGTCAGCGAGTGGTATTTCAGGGCCAGCTGACATTCCCGAGCGGTTCGATCCCCACTCGATAGGCATGAACGGGTGCGCGGTCACACGGCTCCGCAGGCGCGTGGTTGGAATGGCTCGGGAAGACGCGGAATTTCTACTCAGCATCCTATGTGTATTCAGCTCAGCAAGGATGAACCTTGGAAACGTCGCTTCTAACGTAGTGATACGTATTTCGTGTGGCCCTATCGAATCAGCCACTACACGCACAGAATAAGTCACGCCGTCGCCTCGAAATTGGCAGTCTCTTCCTCTAGTTCTAGGGAGATGCTCTCTTGGTTCTCGCTGAGGGCCATTGTGATCGCCCGTATCTTCACGTTCGCTACGACCCCTCCGAACTGACAGGTTACGATATCACCCAAGAAGTAGTGTCTGTGATACGCGCTGTACGGTGTCTGAATAGGGTTGAGTGTGAAGTTCACCAACGCACGTTTCTCGTATAGCACCTGATTCCCGATGGCGATCAGAGCGGCCAACCGATCTTCACTCGATGCGTTCTGGTCTTGTTCGATCAGGTTATACGGGCTAGCGTTCACAACCACAGGCGGCGCTTCTACGAGTGTGGTGTCGCGTAGTGGCCCCTCACCAGGCCCCAACACCAGCACAGACGTAATCTCATCCGTGCGAGATAAGGTGTGTGACGGGTTCATCATGTTCGCTTGAGGTATGCCGAAGATCATCTGGGTGGGTGTGCCTGCTGTACGGTTTGTGCCGCGTTGAGGCCAGTATGTGCGGAACTCAAACTGATTACCGCCTAGCCACACTACATCGAAATCGACGCGGTTGTGTTCACCGATGTCAGTGATTGCCTCAAGCAAGTTTCTCCAGGCATCCGCGCCTTCGTAAACCGCTGCCTGACTTAGATTCGCGGCCACCGCGAGACCGGGTGTGACCCCATCGGTCAGACGATTGTTCGCCGTTGTGGCGAGTGGGCCTGCGTTCTCTCGTACGTAGTCTTTGATTACATCGTCAGCAGGAGCGGGGCCTTTGGCACTCCCGTCCGTATCAGCGTAGTATCTGATACTACGACGCTTAATCAGATCAAGCAGGCCACGCGAATATGATGTGAAAATCTGTGAATCTGCTTCTGTGATCTGGTGCTGAGGCGTCCTATGAAACCCGATGAACTCTGTGTACCAGTCGAGGCCGGCTTCTGGATACTGACGCCGTACTTCGATCAGAGTGTCTAGCTCAAAAAGGCTTACTACACGAGGATCATCGAACATCGACAGAGTTAGTGTCGATGCTAGATTGGTGCGGTGTTCGATAGTACATGCCCTGAACTGTTCGAGAACGAGTTGTAGCACACCGTCCGGATCGTAGATGCGGACTTGGTATCCGATAGGCACGGCTAACCCTCCAACGGTCTGGTCGTATACGGCACAGGTTCGCCGTTTCTGTACATCCAAAAAGCTTCGTGCAACGCTCTGATTTCTGAGAAGAGAATCTGCGTTGTACCTTGACTACCGGGCAGCCCACGCAGACCGTACTTACGACGTAACTTCTCTAAGCAACGGTGAGCTAGATTGTCTTTGGCTCTAAGCTCTCCTAGATCGTATTGTCTGACGAATGCAGCACAAGTAGCACACGCTAACCACGAGCCGCTTGACTTGTACGATAGCGGCGCTCCGGCAGCGAAATCGTAGGCGGGATAGACCATCGCCATAGGATCACTGTCCGGTATAGTGTCAGCACAGAAGTCACATACCTTCATGTTACCTGCCGAGAGCATAGTTCGTCCATAGCCTCTCAATGCGTGTTGCCGTTGTTGTGCCTGTCGTGTTTGAGGCACTCTCGTACGGCATGTCGATGTAGTACCAGTCGGCGTATAGCTCGTCGTACAGAGGGGACGGATAGCCCGAGAGAGCCACTAGCCCTGTGTGCTTGTGGAGGGCCGCTGCGAGCGCACGGTGTTCGTCGGGCGTCATCTCGTGTGAGTACGCCTTTGTTTTATCTAGTCGCCTAGTGTCGTGTACGTAAGGAGGATCGCAATAAACAAGTACACCAGGATCGTTGTAGAGACGGAGAATATCAAGTGCCGGATAATTCTCGATTTGGATGTTGCGTAGACGCGCTGCCACAATCGCAAGGCCATCGATCCCCGCTTGCCACTGAGCATTGTAGATCGCCATTCCATTCTGAATGCCTGCTCTGGTGTAGCGCCAGGCGTTGAGTTCAGAATCAGTAATCATCTGTGCCTGAGCGCGAGGCGTCTGACGAGCCATGACAAAGAACTGTCTGGCCTGTTCCATGTCCAGCTCGCCGGGTTTTGGTGGCTCTCTCATAGCACGGAGCGCGTCTTTACGTTCTTCCCTTGAGTGTGGTGTGAGTATTAATTGTCTGATAAGTTCTTCTGGGTCTTTACGCAACACCCTAAAGAAATTGACTACGTTGTTGTCTACATCGTTGTACGTGTCGATTGGAGATGGCTCTCGATTTAAGATCACAGAACCAGACCCACCGAACACATCTACGAAGTGACGACACTTCGGTAATAACGGCAGCAACCACCCTAAATGACTTAGCTTGCCGCCATACCAAGGGAACGCCGCTATGCGTCTTCTTGCTTCTGAATCGGAGATTTCTTCTTTCGCCGGCTCAGGGACTATTGCTGTGCTGGTTTCGGTTTTGGCTTTTACTTCAGCTCTTGCCTCTTCTATGTACTTCTCAGCTAAGCCAGCGGCAGCCTCATTGATGATGGCGTTCTGCATCGTACGGAGTTGTTGCGTACCTGTGCTGAATGTGCGTGGTACTTCACTCCAGGCGCGTGCATTGTAGGCTCGTCCATCCGCACCTTGTACAGCGATACCTTTTAGTTCCTCACGTTCGTCTTGTGGCAGGGTATTAATATCTCTTGATGCTGTCGCAATCGAGATACCAAGGGTTTGAGCAATTCTGGATAGCGTGAACCCGAATTCTCTGCGCAGTCTAGCTACAAGCTCTTGACGTTGTATAGCATTTAAGTGCCTGCGCTTTACATTTAGTGATATGATGTAAGCAACCTTTTCGTCCTCGGTTGCGAATCGTCTTATTATCTTATCGTAGAGAGGTAGATCAACCCCCTCCTCGATTAGCTCGGTGAATGCTTTGTATCTGTGGTGGCCGTCGAGAATATCACCGTTCTGATCAAACTCGATAGGAACCAGAACCCCGCGCCGCTTGATATCGTCTTTCAGCTCTTGGTATTGCTCAGTCGTCATTTCAGGCATGAGCTGCCAGCGGTTAGGGTTAGGTGGTGCGCTAGTCATTGGATTCCTCTGAGCGATGTGTATTCAGGCGATTGAGTTCTTTCATTTCTAAGAAGAACGAAATGCGTTGCCGTAGCTGATCTTCAGATAATCCTTGGTTGAACTTAGCTCCAGTCTCCCCCACTACTGCTTGTAGATATGAGAGAAGCAGTACGGCCTGCCTTCTTTTAACACGCAGGTACGGTAATATTTCTTCAAGACAGAAAACAAACTCAGCCGTATTGGATAAGCTCCACAGATACTTATCAGAATTACCTCGTTTGCTTGCGAATGGCCCCTTGATACTACCACCGAACAATCTCTGTAATTCTTCTAGTGGATCGCGTATGACTTGACCCGCGCTTATTCTAGGTGCCGTAGTTCCTGTAGACGGAACCATACGCAGCCCTATGTGACCGTCGCCGTCCATGAATCCGGCGGCCCACGCGGCATCTGTGTCTTTCAAGCCTTGCCTTCTTTGATCTGATATTCGAGTAGGAGCAGGTGAGCTAGAGCATCGACTTCATGTACAGTCTTACCTTGTGCGTTCACAAGCAAGCGTCTAGCGTCGAGGATAAACGCTCTACGTGCTTGTGGTACGTTCTTGATACACTTGAGGCCGAAAACATGACAGACACCTACAATACTACCGACTAATTGTAGAGTACCGTTGATGTTAACGTCTCGCATACTGTTTCCTATGAAATCCTCATAGGCTACAATATCTGGTTTGTAGTCACGCAGCATGTCCCACAATTCTGTAGGCTGTGTGATCGTCGCTGTATGATAATTGCCATCGATCTTGACTGCTACTCCTGTGCTGCCACCGGGGTCTATTGCCATGATAATCATGCGTAGCTGCACCGAGGCCAGTGTGACCTATAGCCGTGTGAGAATGCCCAGGCGGTGACGTATGCCGCTGCCTCTGGATCGTAAGGAGAGTAACCTTCCCAACCGGCCTCTCTCGACATCCAGTTCCAGGTATTCCACGAATATTGGAAAATACCGTGATAGAGGCCGTTCTTGCTCTTGGCATTCGGATTGAATGTCCCGCCCGTCTCGCATGATGCCGTCCGTCTCAGCCAATTGTAATTAACCCCGTAATGCTGAGAAGCCCGCCAGATGAAATCAAGGGGTGTGACCGCTGCCAGAGACAATAAACTGCGTCTTCTCATGCTCCACGTCCTGCCTTCATATTTGCTGCGAACTGATCTAGCTCGTCTTTCACACCGTCCAACAACGACAGGTCAGGTGCGGTCACTTCGTCAGGGTCTTCTGTGCGTGATAGTCCGCTCATAAGCCCGTCGAATAGTGACAGCGCACCCATGTAGAATGCGATCTTCGTCTCGCGTCGTTGTATAGGGTCTGCTCTAATAGGATCGAGGACGGCATGAGTGTAGTTCTTCCAGGCGTTCGCTAGCAACGGCAGCGTCAGCTTGCTATCGGGTTGTGCCAAGATTATCACCTACCTTTACGTCCACCTTCACTGACGGATAGCCGTCGAAGCGAGGCTTCTGCATGACTTCCCTGATGAGTGCGACGACTTCTTTACGATAGCGCCTATCGCTCTCTACGACGATGGCATCATGCACCATCAAGACGACGAATGAGTTGTACTTCGCTAGCAACGGGGCCAGCTCAGTCATAGAGGTAAGGCAGTAATCTGAGGCATTCGACTGGATAGGGAAGTTAACCGCCTGTCGTAGTGCTTTGTGATCGAGTACCACAGGGAAGCGCATCACACGCCCAGACGGAGTACGGATATAGCCTTGCTGCTGTACCTGCCGCTGCACGTCTAGCGTCCACTTACGATGGATAGGATACGTACGCCAGAAGTTATCGATGTATGAACGTGCTTCGCCTGGTGTACAACCTAGACCGATCGGTGGAGGGCCTGAGAGTTTCTCTGCTCCCTCACCGTACATCAAACCGAAGCGAATCTTCTTGGCACGCTGGCGATATTCACCCCACGCGGCTTTACTGAAATCCTGCCGCCTGACCTTGAACGCGCCCTCGGCTGTGGCGCTGTGAACGTCGCCGGATTTTAAGTGCTCCAATAAAGTAGGGTCGCGGCTCTCAGCCCAAGCGAGCCAGACTTCGATCTGATTATAGTCTGCCTCGATGATTTCGTGTGTGACTGGGTTGTGTGGTATGATGGCTTCCCGTAGACGAGCGTAGTCGGCACCCACCGTATAGTCTTTGGGGATGGTCTGCATAGCTGGGTTGTGATAGGACGTGCGGCCTGTTCTCGTCGTGGTCACGAACGCGCTAGGATGTAGCAGTCCGTCCCATTTGAGATGATCCCACACCGACTTCACGTAGTCGATCATGGTATCGAGTGTACGAAGATCACGCAACTTAGCCGCGAATGGGTGGTCGAGCTGATCGAGTGTCTCTTTGTCTAGGCTCGGCTCACCTGTCTTCGGTGAGAACTTAATTGGCTCTAGACCAATTAGATTGTAGAACAGTTTACGAAGCTGAGGGTTGCTCTGGAAGTTGACATCCTCGGCCTCCATCCACCCGTACTGGTCACGCGCCTCCTGTTGCATCGCGTTATTCATCTGAAGCCAGCGGTCACACCAGTCTATCGTCATCTGGCGCAGTACCGGCTGGTCGATGTTAATGCCGCGCACCTGCATCTTAATGAACGTACGGATTGCAGGAAGTAAGAGGCCGTTGTAGAGAGGTTCTGTGCCGTCGTCCCGCATACGCTGTCCGTGAATGGTTGACAGTCTACGAGTGTACGCCGCATCTTTGGCGTTGTACTCATACAGCATAGCGGGAGGTAGCTGGTTCATGCGTCCCTTGTAATACTTCTTTACTTCCTCGTTATACCAGCCTGCCCCCAGAAACTCGCGTGCGTTCTCTTTCAGACCATGCCTACCGGGTCGTTCATCTGCACATACCGACATAAGCATGGTATCGTGTACCAACGGGAGCATAGTACCAAAGTAGTTGTACAGGCCGTTGATATCGTACTGTCCGGCCTGGAACGTCCACTGTACATTCAAAGGCCAGGTGAGGATATACTTCGGTAGCGTACAGTTAGGATCGAGACACTTGTTATTGGAGCGCCAACCCCTAACGTGTGTGCCATTGCGGATACAATCAGGCAGTACCTCCCGAGGCAGTACCCAGGTGCGTTCAAGCCCTGCATTGTCGAGATAACTTATCGCAAGACAAAGTAGCTGATCAGAGTACGCATCGATCAGCTCTACGTCTGGGTTGGAAGTCTCGATATCGATAGCGACCGGTCTATCTTTTGGCAGACCGCTCAAGACCTGTTGTGCGTGTGACAGCGATTTTATGAGGTTATACGAGACGTGAGCAGGTAGACCGTCTGGTTCCCAATCGAGGATGTGATTGATCTTGGTGAAGTCACGGATGATATCCTGCACAGCATCCATACTCTGACCGCGCAGGGCGAATGCAGGATGGTGCGTGTCGAGTACGTAACACTTGCGGTGGTCGCTCCAGACAACCGAGCCTCTGGAGCCTTTCTTACGAGGAAAGCCTGTGACCGCCTCATGTGCAATCTCGCCCATAGTTATGACCAACTTGGGCTTGTACTCGCTAATCTCTAGACCCAATCTGGGAG